TGATTATTCAAAACCCATCTTTCAGCAAAGATTATATGTTTTTGACATGAAAAATAAAAAAATAATAATTAGTTCATATGTGAGTCACGCGTTTAATAGTGGAAAAGTATATGCAACAGATTTTTCAGATGTTATAAATTCAAAAAAAACATCACTTGGTGCTTATATAACTTTGAATTCATATTATGGAAAGTGGGGGTATTCTATGAAACTCAGAGGTGTTGATAGTGGATTGAATACTAATGCTGAGAAAAGAACAATAGTTTTTCATCCAAACTTAACTAATAATATAAACTACTCCGATGGTTGTTTTATGACCGAAAAAAATATAAATAAAAAAATTATTGATTTGGTTAAGGATGGTTATTTGGTGTATGTTTATTTATAGTTGAAGTATTTATTTGTATGGAATATCCAAACCCAAATCCAAAGGCGAAGGCGGTTAAAAAGTTTATTGAGGCTTATTATAGGCAAGTCAAAGATGTTGATATAACTTATTATACTGAGGACATACCAAAGGTGAGTGTTTATTTCTATCAAGATGACGCGCGAATTGCGAATGAGGATATTATATTTAGAGGAGAAATTATAAAAGACATTAAAAATTATTTTGGTTATACCGCAATCCCTACCGTTTTATTTAATTGGGAAAAAGATAAACCGGAATTCAAAAGTCCGGACATGTATATCAGAACTATCTCACTTAATTACGACCCATTCTGGCGTGAGAATGAATTAAATGATGATTAATTATTTAATCTTATTCCCAAAAATGAGGGGGGGGGTTTTATTCATTAAGATATTTATTATAAATCCTACCCTATGTTTAGTACAGGAAATCTATATGTGACAATTTTTGCGGTTTTATTTAGTATGGTGTTTATAATGTTCTGCGCTTGGTATGTTAAAAAGTTATTCATCTCGGAAACAAAAGATTTATTGGTTAGGTTTATTCTAATTGTTTTTGGTTCATTAGTTGGTGTTTTTATTGTTGATAAAGTTGTTGCGTTCAAAGTATCACTATTGTCGGTATCACAAAACGAAAATCTATTTGATTTAATAAAAACTTTGATACTCATGATTTTTTCTTATTACTTCGGAACTCAAAAAAGTTCGGATAAAAAAGAAGATTAGTTTGACTTGACCCCCATTCACAACTATACTTAATGAGTAACAATATTTTATTACCATTTAACCTTCCTATGTGAAGACATTATTGATTGACGGAAATAACCTGTATATGATAGGTTATAATGGAGTTAGGGATTTATTTAATAAGAACGAACACATCGGTGGGATATATCATTTCATTAATACAATCAGAAAACATTTAGAGGAACAGAATTATGACAAGGTAATCGTTTGTTGGGACAGTGAATTCAATACATCGGTTAGAAAAGAGTTATACCCCAACTATAAAGCTCAAAGAAGAAATGATATGGGTGAGGAACAGTACGAGTCCTACCTACATCAGAGACAAAGAGTAAAACAATACCTCGAAGAAGTTTTTGTTAGACAAGTCGAAGTTCCAAGTAATGAGGCTGACGATTTAATAGCACAATATTGTAAGATTGCAATAGATGAGAATATAACCATATTCTCAGGAGATAAGGACTTTACACAGCTCATATCAGAAAGAGTCCAAATTTATTACCCTATTAAGAAAGAATACTATAAATTAGGTGATATGATATCACTTGATAAAGTTAATATTCCCCATCAAAATGTGTTATTAACAAAAGTTTTTGTTGGTGACAAGTCGGATAATATATCCGGTATTGATGGACTCGGTGTAAAAACTTTGGTTAAGTTATTCCCTATGTTGCAGGAGAAATCGTGCACTATCACCGAAATCTTGGATAATGCACGACTTATCGGGCAAGAAAAGAAAGTTCCAAAAATTGTTGGTAAAATTTTGACTGGTGAATCAAAAAATGGTATACTTGGGGAAGAGTTTTACAATACGAATTTAAAGATTGTGGATTTGGGAAATCCATTAATTACAGATGAGGCGAAAGTATTGGTTGAGGAAGTTTACAAAGAAACGATAGACCCAACGGATAGAGGATATAAAAACTTGATGAAGATGATGTTGGAAGACGGATTATTCAAATATCTACCAAAAGATGATAATGCGTGGGTTGAGTTTTTAAGACCATTTTTGAAATTAACAAGAAAAGAAAAAAGAAAAATATGAAGACAATAAAAAAATACGAAGATGAAACATTCAAAGTTGAAGGGGTTTATTATTGTAAAAATATCTTGAAGAGGATAGAAGTATTTTCTCAGGAAGGATATAAGATAGACCACGCGATACTCAACGGGAATTATTATTACCCATATAAAATAGAAAAAAGCGAATTTAACCAAAATCAAATATAAAAATGAAAGAGCAAGACATCACGAAAATGGAGTTTTTATTAACTCTAAATGACAACATCATCGTTCAAAGGTTTTTTAATGTTAAGGGATACAACCCGAAAGCAAAAAACTCAATCGACCTTTACGACTTTATGAAAGACGTAAAAGAAAGTTTACACTATGCTTTGAAGATGAAGACAGTTGTATATATGATTGACAACAAAGATGCCATCGAACATGACCCTTCTGTCATGAACACTTCTTACACAGATGGGGCGGAGTACTTCAACCTTTACGTCAAAGTTGGAGACCAGACAATTTGTCATAGAATTTTCGACGGAAAAATGTATCCACCAAAAGTTCGTTATACTGTGGATGTAAGACCATATCTTAAAGAAATTCTAAGAGGATTAACTGACATCTTTTCAGATTACAGATTATCTTACGAATATCTTGATTATAAAACTATTTAATAAAAAAGGGACTTCCCAAACAATATGAATAAAAACTTCGAATACTTAGGTGAAACTTTCCAACTTCAATTATTAAATCAAGTTGTGATTGATAAAGAATTTTCTAACTCCATTATGGATGTTTTGGAGAGTAGTTATTTTGATAACAAATACTTCAAAATCATTTCACAAATGATGAGAGAGTACCATAAAAAGTACGATTCAACACCTTCATTCGATACATTAGAACAAATTGTTAAAGCGGAAATATCCCAAGAATTAGTTGCCAAAATTGTTCTTGATACAGTAAAAAAAGTAAAGGACGCTCCATTTGAAGGTAGTATGTTCGTCCAAGAAAAAGCTTTGAAGTTTTGTAAACAACAGGAGTTACAGAAAGCTATGGAGAAAGCCCAAAAGATTATTTCTGAGGGTGACTTTGAATCTTACGACAAAGTCGAAGGATTAGTTCGAGAAGCTTTACAAGTGGGACAAAACAATAGTGGTGTCACAGATGTATTCTCAGATTTAGATTCCGTACTTGATGATGATTACAGACATCCTATTCCTATGGGTATACCAGGTATTGACAACCTATTAAAAGGTGGTTTAGCAAAAGGTGAAATCGGTGTTATACTCGCCCCGACAGGGGTGGGTAAAACTACCATCTTAACAAAGATTGCGAATACCGCATTCAATCTCGGATATAATGTTCTTCAAATATTTTTTGAAGACAACCCCAAAATAGTTCAGAGAAAACACTTCACCCTATGGACTGGTATTGAACCCGATAGTTTGAATCAACATCGAGAAGAGGTTATTAGCAAAGTCAACGAAATCAGAAACACCATGTCAAACGAGTTAATTTTACAAAAACTTGCATCCGACACATACAACATGTCACAGATTAAAAACATGGTTAGAAAGATGATTGCCGACGGAACAAAGATTGATTTGATTATGTTGGATTATATTGATTGCGTTACGCCTGAATCATCAAGTAAAGATGAGTGGAAAGCCGAAGGTTCAGTTATGAGAGGTTTTGAAGCCATGTGTCATGAGTTAAACATGGTTGGATGGACGGCAACACAAGGTAATAGAAGTTCAATTTCATCTGAGGTTGTAACAACAGACCAAATGGGAGGTTCAATTAAAAAGGCTCAAGTAGGACACGTTATCATATCAATTGCAAAAACACTCCAACAAAAGGAAATGGATTTGGCAACAATAGCAATTACAAAATCAAGATTAGGTAAAGATGGGGTTGTATTTGAAAACTGTAAGTTCAATAATAAAATATTGGAAATAGATACGGAGACCTCAGTTACATTCTTAGGATTTGAAGAACAACAAGAAGAAAAGAAAAGAGACAGAGTAAAAGAGTTGATGGAAAAAAGAAAACAAAGAGAACAAAATACACAAAACTAAATATCTTGTCTTTTTCAAAAAAACTTATTATTTTTTAATGAAAAATGTGGTCGGAAACACTCCGACCATATATTTAATATTAAAATCACCGATTTTTTATAAAAACAAAAACAACAATAATGGAAATTTCAAACAGGATTTTATCGGAAATTACGGTCTACATGAAGTATGCAAAGTATATTCCCGAGTTAAAAAGAAGAGAAACTTGGTACGAATTAGTAACAAGAAATATGGATATGCATATTAAATCATATCCACATTTAGAACAAGAAATAAGAGACAACTACCAGTTCGTCTATAATAAACAAGTATTACCATCTATGAGGTCTATGCAGTTTGCGGGAAAACCAATCGAAATTTCCCCAAACAGAATTTACAATTGTGCTTATGCACCCGTAGATGATTGGAGGGTATTTTCAGAAATTATGTTTCTCTTGTTAGGTGGAACAGGTGTTGGATATTCAGTTCAAAAACACCACGTAGAAGAATTACCTGAAATAAGAAAACCGAACGAAAGAAGTAGAAGATGGTTGGTTGCAGATTCAATTGAAGGTTGGGCTGACGCAGTTAAAGTGTTGGTTAAATCATATTTCTTTGGAGGCTCAAAGATTGAATTTGATTTTAGTGATATCAGACCAAAAGGTGCTAGATTAGTTACCTCAGGTGGAAAAGCTCCAGGTCCTCAACCACTTAAAGAGTGTTTGATTAAATTGGAAGGTATCTTAGATTCAAAACAAGATGGGGACAGATTGAGACCAATTGAGGTTCATGATATGGTTTGTCATATTGCTGACGCGGTCCTTGCCGGCGGCATCCGCCGCGCGGCTCTCATCTCCTTGTTCTCAGCAACTGACGATGAGATGATTTCTTGTAAGTCAGGTGCTTGGTGGGAAACAAACCCACAAAGAGGAAGAGCAAATAACTCAGCGGCTCTCGTAAGACATAAGATTACCAAAGATTACTTTATGGAACTTTGGAAAAGAATAGAGGCGAGTGGAGCAGGGGAACCTGGAATTTATTTTACAAATGATAAAGATTGGGGAACCAACCCTTGTTGTGAAATTGCACTTCGTCCATTCCAATTCTGTAATCTTTGCGAAGTGAATGTTTCAAATGTTGTTAATCAAGAAGATTATGAAGCAAGAATTAAAGCCGCAACATTTATCGGAACACTTCAAGCGGGGTATACAAACTTTCACTACCTCAGACCAGTATGGCAGAGAACAACTGAGAAAGATGCACTTATCGGTGTATCTATGACAGGTATTGGTTCAGGTGCGGTATTAGGTTTGGATATGAAGGCGGGTGCGAAAGTTGTAAAGGTAGAGAATGAAAGAGTTGCCGGATTGTTAGGTATAAATAAATCCGCAAGAACAACTACGGTTAAACCTGCAGGTACAACCTCTTTAACTCTTGGTACATCATCAGGTATCCACGCTTGGCATAATGATTATTATATCAGAAGAGTTAGAGTTGGTAAAAACGAAGCGATTTATGGTTACTTGAGAGACAACCACCCCGAACTTATCGAAGACGAATATTTCCGTCCACATGACACGGCGGTTATTGGAATCCCACAAAAATCTCCTGAAGGTTCTATTTTGAGAAACGAATCTCCAATCCAACTCTTGGAAAGAGTTAAAAAAGTTCATTCAGAGTGGATTAAACCAGGACATAGAAGCGGTAGTAATTCACACAACGTATCCGCAACAATCTCAGTAAGAGAACATGAGTGGCCTGCGGTAGGTGAATGGATGTGGGAAAATAGAGAATACTATAACGGACTATCTGTATTAC